CAAGAAGGTTTCTGGGGCGCTGGCTGATTATGCACTTGGCAAGATTAAACAAGCTGCTGGAACTCGAACGATAGCCACGAAGGTGGCAGTTCGTATCGCTTCAGGCGGTAAGGTTTCAAAGACTTCTAAAGTCGGAGAGATCAGTCTTGGATTTGCATCTCAGAAGTTCTCAGGTGGAGCAGATACTAAACGCTTATGGGCTGGCATGGAATTTGGTTCTAATCGCTACAAGCAGTTCCCAGCGAGAACCCCACGCTATCGCAAAGGCAACTATGGCTACTTCATCTATCCAACGCTGAAGGCTGCACAGCCTTACATTATTAACGAATGGCAAGATGCCTTCTCAAAGATACTTAAGGAGTTCTAATGGCTGGAGATAGCAGAACCCTTAAACTTGCGATTCTTGGTGAAGTCAAAGACCTAAGCGCAAGCCTTACCAAAGGCTCAAACGAAGTTTCCTCATTCGGTGACAAGATCACGAAGTTCGGTAAAGTTGCCGGTGCTGCATTCGTAGCCGCTGGCGTTGCTGCTACTGCCTATGCGGGCAAGTTAGCCATCGATGGCGTGAAGGCTGCGATCGAAGATGAAGCCGCACAACTGCGCTTAGCCACATCTCTCAAGAATGTTACAGGCGCTACAGAAGCCCAGATCAAGGCAACAGAAGATTATATTCTTCAGACAACTCTAGCCACAGGCGTTACAGATGATGAACTTCGTCCATCGTTAGATCGCTTGGTTCGCTCGACTGGAGATGTTCAGAAGGCTCAAGAACTCCAGACACTTGCTCTTAATATCGCCGCCGGCACAGGTAAGTCACTTCAGGCGGTTTCTGAAGCATTGTCCAAAACCTATGATGGAAACTTCGGTGCGCTCAAGCGCCTAGGAGTTCCACTAGATGAATCAATTATTAAATCCAAGGACTTCGATGCAGCGCAGAAGGCTCTCTCTGCCACCTTCGCTAATCAGTCATCTATCCAGGCTGAAACCTTCGCTGGCAAGATGGATAGACTCAAAGCAGCATTTAATGAAGGCAAGGAGCAAGTCGGCTCATATATCCTCGATGGCCTAACTCCCTTAGTCTCAGGGATCGTCAATAAGGTAATTCCAGCAGTCCAAGCCTTTATCGGTTCAATCGGTGGAGAAGCAGGAATCAAGAAGGCTCTCAGCAGTTTCGTTGATGGCGTTAAGATGATCTTCGTTCCAGTATTTCAAGGGCTTAAATATGCCTTCGATCAGATCAGGAATGCAGTCGAAAATAACAAGGAATCTTTCCAAGCCTTATTTGATTTTATGAAGGTACTCGCCCCTTACTTCGGTGGCGCTCTCAAGTTAGCCATCCAAGGAATCGGCATAGCCTTGTCTGCGGTAGTCAATATCGTGGCAACTCTGATCGATGGATTTAGAACTCTGATCAATCTCGGCTCAAAGATCGGTGGTGCTATCGGTGGAATGTTCGGCGGTGGTCGAGCAGCTGGTGGCCCAGTATCCGCCGGTACAACTTATCTCGTAGGCGAGAAAGGCCCAGAACTCTTTACGCCATCAGGCTCAGGCACAATCATTCCGAATAACGCCATGGGTGGCTCTTCTAATGTCATCAACATAACTGTCAATGGCGCAATCGATCCTATCTCTACGGCTCGCCAGATCACTCAAATCCTCAACCGCGAAGCAACTCTCTCTGGCACATTTAACAAGGTTGGAGCATCTCTCTTGGTGGGTGCGTAATGCCTTGGAGTCCTCAAGCAACTATCTCGATCGATGGAGTAGATCGTAAGTCGATCACCTTGGCCGATGTTCAGATTTCTTATGGCCGCACTTCAGTATGGGAACAGGCTCGATCTTCTTATGCTCGCATCTCGATCTTAAATACCAACAACACAGATTATCTCTTTGAGATGAATCAAACCGTTTCGATCAAGGTCAAGAATGTTGCTGGCACAGATGTAACGATCTTTACTGGCAAGATCACTAGCGTTGATAACAACCTAGCAGGATCAGGCACAATCGGAACTAACGCTATCCAGACAATCACAGCGGTTGGCCCATTCTCCCAAATGTCTCGAAAGATCATCGGTGGATCAAACTTCCCCAAGGAGTTCGATACAGATCGCATGACTCGCATCTTTAATGATGCCGGACAAACGATCGATGTTGTTGATACTCCAGCGATCTATGAATTTGCTGCAAGACCAGGCAACCCAGCAGATGCCTATTCACTAGCTGCTACCTTCGCCCAGCAGGCGTTCGGATATGTCTATGAGACTTCTCTGGGTAAAGTCGGATTCGCCAATGAGTCTCGCCGCACTAACGATGCTAAGGCTAACGGCTACACAGTAATTCCTAATGGTCACATTCTCTGGAATAATGTCTCAAGCCAAAAAACCTTGGCAGATATCCTCAATAACCTTATTCTCACCTACGCTTCTGGAACAAAGACGGCGACAGATGCCACAAGTATCTCAGACTTCGGGCAAGTAGATGGATCGATCTCTACTGAACTTCACGATGCGGCAGATGCCCAGACACAGGCAGATCGCTATGTAACCCTTAGAGCCTATCCTCGGACTTCTCTCAGCTCATTCACGATCCCAATCAATTCACCTAATGTCTCAGATGCTCTCAAAGATTTCTACATCTTGATGAGCATGGGTGAGCCAATCGAAGTAACTGCCCTACCAATCGCCTTAAAGAACACAACCTATCGAGGCTTCGTCGAGGGCTACACATTCTCGATCAATCAATACGAGATGATCTTGACTCTTAATACAACCGACTATACCTACAGTTTCACTCCTACTCGATGGCAGGACGTTTCAGCGTCCCTTACATGGAATGGCGTGGGCTCTACGGTACAATGGAACACTTACGATGACTAGGGGCAACAATGGCAACAACGACTAACTTCGGCTGGACTACGCCTGATAACACAGGCTATGTCAAGGATGGCGCTCTGGCTATCCGTACCCTTGGTTCTGCCATCGATACTTCTATGGTCGATCTTAAAGGTGGAACATCTGGCCAGTACCTTCAGAAGGCTTCTGGAACAGACATGGACTTCCAATGGGTAAACGTGAGCGCGAGCCCTTGGAGTTATATTGGCTCAGTAAACTCAACTAGCGGAACTACAGTCTCATTCACCGGACTTGGTGGAACTTATAAGCAGCTTCTATTGACATTTAACAATGTATCTCAAAGCGCAAATGGAACGGTTCTTATTACATTTAATAGCGACTCAGGCTCAAATTATAAGATTTGGGCTGATAGAGATTTTGGTGGTTCAACTTATAGTGGAGAAAACGTCGCGACAGTTATTGGTTGCATAGGAACAATGACAAGTTTTGAAAAATCTTCTGGTTCCTTAAAAATTACCAATGCCCAGAGTACGGGCGATAAAGCCGTTGAACTTAACTATAAGGGCAGATTATCCGACTGGATTACTTCAACCCGTGTCCCAGATATTTCAGAAACAATGGGTGGCTCTTATATCGGAAGTTCTGCTATTTCTAGAATCGACATTACTTTTACCAACTCAAATACATTCTCAGCAGGAACATGGAAGTTATGGGGTATGACGGCATGAACAATGTTAATGAATTTAACGCAACTACTGGCGAAGAAATCCAGCGCCCATTTACAGCTGAAGAGCTTAAGGAATACAAGCGCATTCAGAAGGCGGTAGAAGCTGCTAAGGCTGCACTTGAAGCACAGGCGATCGCTGAATAATGAAACCAATTCTATGCAAGGCTGGCCAACAATTAAGGGAACAGTTCGATGACTCCTTCCCTGATCGTGATAGGCGTAGCGATGGGTGGGTCGGCGATTTGCGTCATCAATCGCGTCCTACTAGTGACCACAATCCTGACGAAAATGGAATTGTTAGAGCCATCGATGTCGATCGAGATGTCCATAAGTCAGGCAAGCCCGACCTCATGCCAGATATTGCAGATCAGATTCGACTCGCGGCCAAGGCTGGAGAGAAGCGAATTGCTTACATCATCTTCGCAGGACGAATTGCATCGTCTCGCATGGGCTGGCGCTGGCGCAAGTATTCTGGAAGCAATCCACATAACCATCATTGCCATATCAGTTTCACTCCAAAAGGCGATACAGATGGTTCGTTCTTTAATATCCCGATGCTAGGTGGTAAGTAATGGGTCGCGTAACTATAAGCTCTAATAACCTATTCCCCGGTCCTAAAGGCGAAAAGGGAGATCAAGGCGATCCAGGTGGCCCACCAGGGCCAGCAGGTCCAGAAGGTCCACAGGGACCACAAGGCCCACAAGGCCCACAAGGTTTACAGGGAACTCAAGGCAACCCAGGCGCACAAGGCGCACAAGGCCCAATCGGTTCAACTGGACTTAAAGGCGATAAGGGCGACAAAGGCGATACTGGAGCAACAGGCGCGACTGGTGCTAAAGGCGACACAGGCGATACTGGAGCGCAAGGCCCATCTGGCGTAGTCACAGTCAATGCTCCACTTACCAATGCTGGAACTTCTAGTGCTGCCAATCTTTCAATTTCGGCTGGTACTACTTCTGCCGCTGGAGCCTTGCAACTAA